CTCAAGATAATGATATATTAATGTATTCTAATAATAATAGTGAAATATATGCTGATAATATTTCATTAAATTCTACAACATCAACATTAATAAATTCTCCCCAAATAATATTAGGACAAGATTCTAAAAGTAATCAATATCCAACACAACCAGCAATATTAGGAAATAATTTGGAAAACATTTTAGTAAATTTAATAGATGCTCTTTCAGGATTTGCAACTGATGTTAGTGCTGCTGTTTCTACACCTCAAGGTACTCCTATAGTTACCTTAGTTAATGCTGGTTTTTCTTTATCTAATAAATTATCTTCAATTATAGATGAATTAGAAACTATTAAATCTAATGTTGTATTTTTAAATAACTAACAATGGCTATTGCTCCTCCTCCTGTATCTCCCAACCCACAACAAATATTAGCCCAAACTAATAAAATACAAAGTGAAATTAACGGTATTGATGCTTCTCTTAATAAAGTTATAGCTGCTGATAATCAATCAAAATTAAATATAAGTAGAATTACGGGTAAATCTAAATATAAAGCTGAATTACAACGTTTACAAACAACAGATCTTACTATAATTAATTTAAATAATCAAAAAACATTATTAACATATAATATACAACAATTAACAGGAACTATTAATAGTACTCAATATAATACACTTATAAAAACAACACAAACATTATATAATAATAACATACAAAACAATACTAATCAACAAAATATACAAATAGCATTATTAAATCAATCAGACCCTACAACAAATCAAAAATCTACCAATCAACAACAACAACAGTTAAAAAATAATCTTAAATCACAGATATCATATAATCAAAACCAAGCAGCTACAAATAGATTATCAGCTATTGCTAAAGGAACCATTCTTTCTGTTTTACCTGTTACTATAGAATTGGTTTCTCAAAAAATAATAAATTCAAACTTACATATAAATTCATTAAATTCTGAAATAGATTCATTAAATATTCAAATAACTCAAGTAAATTCATCTCCTACACCACAAGGTATTCAAGTTGTAACAAACAGAAAAAATGCTATATTAAATGAAATAAATACAACAGAAAAATCAATTAATGATATTAAAAATTATATCAATAATATAAATATTATTTTACAAATTTACACCATAACAACAACAATAGCTGAAACTATATTAGCATCATTACCTCAACCTCCAGCATCTACTATAGGATATCAATCTGTAGTTTATAAAATTACAGGACCTGGTGGTTTAATAGATCAGGCTAAAACAATAATAGGAGCTATAAATGTAATATTACCAATAATATTAATAGAATTAAATAAAATTATAAATGAGTTAGAAGATATTAAATCTAAAATTGATAATATTGAAGGTGAATTGGAAGGAAATGTTGTTTCTTCTCAAATATTACCATCAAATCAAACATCTAATATGTCTTCTAATATTACTTATAAAGGATTTACACTTGTTATAGAAACTGAAAATATACTAGGGGCACCAGTAGTATTAGGAATGCATAGACATTATGCTGCTGCTTTAGATTCAAATAATGTTCCTGTGTTAAAAACAGATTTATCTTTTACTCAAGATACTCAAGTTTTAATTGACCAATTAAAATTTATTATAGATTCTAATAAACTTATTGCTTAAAAATATTAATTTAAAATATTTATACATATGAATGCAAAACAATTTAAAAAATTATTAAAAGAAGCTTGTAGAGAAGCAGTTCGTGAAGAACTTGAATTTTTATTAACAGATTCACCAACTTCACTTAAAGAATCAAAAACATTAAATTTTACTAGTAATGATGTACCAAGTGGTGGTTTACCTGTAGATATACGTAATTCATTAAGAAGTAAAATGGGTACAGTTTTTGGTTTTGAACAACCACAACCTATAAATAATATTAGTTTAAATAATGAAAATAAAAACCCTTATTTAAATTTTATAGCAGACACAGTAAATAACATGACTGCTCAAGATATAGCAGGAATAAAAAATATGGGATAATATGCCTTTAAAATCAACAGTCCAAACTAACCCTATTAATTTAAATAAAAACATCACTATAGGTATAGCTATACCTTTTAGTTCTCCTTCTGCTTTTATTAATACATATGATTTTAAAACCCAAATTAAATATAATTTAATTAATCTTTTATTAACAAACCAAGGTGAAAGAGTATTTAATCCTAATTTTGGAACAAGTATAAGAGAACAATTATTTAATCAAATAACAGAAGGAACTTCAAATACTTTGATATCTCAAATATCTAATACTATAAACACATATATACCTGAAATTACTGTTGAAGATTTAAATGTAGATACATCATATGATGTTAATACTATTACTATAAATCTTTCATATAGAATTAATATTTCAAATGAAAAAGACACAATAACAATTAACTTTGAATAATGGCAAATAATATAAATATAAGTTACCTTAATAAAAATTTTGATGATTTTAGAAGTACTCTTCTAAATTATGCTCAAACTTATTTTCCAACATCTTATAATGACTATTCATCTACATCAATAGGTTTAATGTTTATTGAAATGGCTGCTTATATAGGTGATAACTTATCATTTTATCTAGATACCCAATTTCAAGAAAATTTACTTGCCTTTGCTAAAGAACAAGATAATTTAATAAATATAGCATATACTTTAGGATACAGACCTCAAATATCATATGCTTCAAATACTATATTAGATGTATACCAATTAGTTCCTAATATTACAATAAGTGGAAGTTTATATCCTGATTACGATTATGCTATGAACATACCTGCTAATTCAACAATTACCAGTACAAATGGAGTAGATTTTCTTACAACAACAGATATTAATTTTGCAAGTGGACTAAACGTTACATCTTCATATTACAATTCAAGTTATTTTCTTCTACAAACACAAGTACCTGTAATATCAGCAGATATAAAAACAACAACATTTACTTTTGGAGCACCTCAACAATTCACATCTGTTAATATTGTAGATAACAATATACTACAAATATTAAGTGTTGTAGATAGTAGTAATAATGTATGGTATGAAGTACCATATTTAGCTCAAAATATAGTTGAAAATGCTACTTCTAATTTATATAGTGATAGTGGTTCTGTCCCCTATGTTTTAGGATATAAACAAGTACCTCAACGTTTTGTAAGCAGATTTATAAATCCTACAACATTACAATTACAATTTGGAGCAGGTACATCAAATTCAGCAGATACAGTTTTACTGCCAAATCCAGATAATACAAATTTAGGTATAGTACCTTATATATTTAATTCAAGTTTTAATAAAACTAATATATATCAAGCTAAAGAATATGGACAAGCACCTTCTAATACTACATTAACTGTAAAATATTTAGTAGGAGGTGGTATAAATTCTAATCAACCATCTAATAGTATTACTAAAGTAGGTTTTACGGTATCTAGCATTACATTTAATAATTTTGTATACTCTTCAAATCCAACTTTAGGTGATACTATATTTGCATCATTAACATTTAATAATGCTTCACCTTCATTAGGTGGAAGAGATGGAGATACAATAGAAGAAATTAGACAAAATACATTAGGAGCATTTTCAGCACAAGATCGTGTAGTAACCAAAGATGACTATATTAATAGAACTTTAAGTTTACCTAGTCAATATGGTAATATAGCTAAGGCTTTTATAACTAATACAAATCAAAAACTAACTGATGAAAGTATGAATTACTCAGCTTTAGATTTATATATATTGTCTTATGATTCTAATAAAAACTTAACACAAGCTTCTTCAACATTAAAGTCTAATTTAGTAACATATTTAAACAATTATAGAATGTTGACAGATGCTATTAATATTAAAGATGCTTATTATATTAATATAGGTATTAAATTTGATATCACTTCAACTCCACAAACATCTAATAGAGAAGCAATAAGTGCTGGTATTAGTGCTTTACAAGATTTCTTCTCAATTGATAAATGGCAAATAAATCAACCTATAGTATTAGCAGATATATATTCTACATTATTACAATTACCACAAATACAAGCAGTACATAATGTTGAAATATATAATATACAAGGAGGTAATTATTCACCATATGGATATGATATTTTAGGAGCTACTCAAAATAACATAATATACCCATCATTAGATCCTAGTATATTTGAAGTAAGATTTCCTTCTAATGATATATCAGGAAGATGCATTGTTCTTTAATTTTCATGTATTTATAATAAACACATATTATGACTTTTAAAGAATGGTTAATTGATTTATTTAAAGATGAACGTGGTTCTACTTCAATAAAACCTGTAATATCTCTAATAGGAACTACATTTTTATGTATATGTACAACAATAAGTAATAAATTTCACCCAGCTGATAACTTAATAAATGCTGTTTTAGCAATAACATTGGCAGCATTAGGTTCAGACAGCCTTGATAAATTTTCATTTAAGAAAAAAGAAGAAATACAACCTGAACAATGATGAACTATAAATTTTCTGAAGGTGCTGCTAAATTAATAGCACAATTTGAAGGATTTAAATCCAAACCTTACCTTGATTCTAATAATATACCTACAATTGGGTATGGTACTGTATATTATGAAAATGGTACTAAAGTAACAATGAATGATGCTCCTGTAACTCAAGAAAGAGCATTAGAATTATTATTATTTCATCTTAATAAAGTTGAATTACCTGATATAAATAATCATATAACAGTATCTAATTTAACTCAAAATAATATAGATGCTATAGGATGCTTAGCATATAATATTGGTGATGGAGGATTTGATAAATCTACTGTATTAAAAGATATTGATTCACATATAGGTGGAGAATCACTTGAAACAGCTTGGTTAGCATGGTCTAAAGCAGGTGGACAAACAATACAAGGTTTATTAAATAGACGTAAAAAAGAATTTGAATATTTTAATTCTTAATAAAATATAAAATATAATATTTAAAAGGTCCACTTTAAAAAGTTGGACCTTTCTATATTTATACATAACAAACAATATATTAAATGAGTGTATTTAAAATATTTCCTCAACAAACAGCAACTTTATATTCATATTACCCCAATACAAATACAGGATTAGATGAAATATTGGATATAAGTTTATATAATTCTATAAGTGATACTAATGAAGTATCACGTGCTTTAATACAGTTTTCTCAAAATGAAATAAACAACGTTATAAATAATTTAGTTAGTGGTTCTCAATATAGTGCATCTTTAAATTTATATTTAGCAAATGCTTCTGAGATTCCTTTAATTTATTATTTTGAAATAGCACCTGTATCTTCTAGTTGGAATATGGGTACAGGAAGAGCTTCAGATTCTCCTACTATAACAGATGGTGCTAGTTGGACATGGTCAACATATTTAAGTGGGAGTATATGGAAAAGTAGTAGCTTTGCTTCTAATGTAACTGCTTCATTTTTACCCTCAAATCCAGGAGGAGGTGATTGGTATTATAATTATATTACAACACAATCATTTTCATTCCATAATAATAAAGATATAGAAGTAGATGTTACTAATATTGTTAAAGCATGGTTTACTGGAAGTATAAATAATAATGGGTTTATAATTAGAAATTCAGATTTATTAGAATTTACAACATCATCATATTTTGAGACTAAATATTTTAGTGATACAACACATACAATATACCCACCAAGTTTAGAAATAAAATGGAATGATGCTAAATATTCATCTTCTCTATCTGTTGTATCTTCTAGTCAAATAGTAGTTTCTCTAGGAAATAATGTGGGTGAATACCAAACAAATTCAGTTCAATGTTTTAGAGTAAATGTAAGAGATCAATACCCTATTAGGACATTCCAAACTTCTTCTTTATATTTAAATAATAAAATATTACCCCCTACTTCATATTGGTCTATAATAGATCTAGATAGTGGAGAAACAGTAATAGATTATGATACTAATTATACATTAATTAGTGCTGATTCAAATGGTAATTATTTTACAATATACATGAATGGATTAGAACCTTCAAGGTATTATAAAATATTAATACAATCAGTATTATACAATGGAGAAACATTAGTATCAGATAATAATTATATTTTTAAAGTAATCCAAAATAATGGCTGAAGTAAACATACAAAATAATGTTATAAGTTCAAATTATAATAAAGTAATAGATACAGAATTTAAAACATTTACTGTACCTGTTCCTGTTTCTATAAATCAAATAACAATTGATCAATTTTTTCAATATTATAATGATTTATTTTATCAAATTCCTAAAGAAGGAAATACTAATTCACATACTTATATTATAAATAGAACAGCTGAATATTTAGGTATTATATTATCAACAGATAATTCTATTCAAGTATTATTAGATGAAATATCAGGTTTAAGACAACAAATACTTTCTGATGATCAAAATTTAGCAAATATTGCTAATGTAAAATAATTAAATGGCACAAATAAACATAATTGGAGATATAAATAGCTCTACTATAATTAATAGATTCGATTCAGAAGATATTAACCTTGCTGGTGCTGAAGTTATAAATAATTCATTTATTCCTTCAACAGACTATATAGAATATATTATATATGATGCAGCTGGTAATTTTCTAAATATAAATTATAATTATAACAATTACAATTTACCTAGTGGATCAAATTTTAATGTTAATGGGGATTATCCTATATTAGAATTAAATCCATCATTAGATTTACAAAGTTTTTCAAATGTTGGTGAGTTTATAACTCAATATTCATTTTATAGAAAACATATATCTAATTATATTAATAGAGATATTTTTATAAAAGATATATCTCCTGATAGAACCGAATTAAAAGTAACATCTTTAACATATTCTAATGATGTTATATCTCAACAAGCTAATTTATTAATAGATGATAAAAATAGTGTTCCATATTTAAAAACATATTTACTAAATTTTGGAAATAATAATGTATTTCCAATAGTTAATATAGCTTTAGATACTTCTAACCCTAATCAATATTGTATATTATTTAAACTATATAAACCTTTACCATCTAATATTAATGAGAAATCTAGTTTTTGGGTAGTAGAAGAAATAACTAATGCTATTCAATTTGATATTACATTAGAAACCCAAGTTGAAACTACACCTCTTCCTCAATTAAGAGGAGCTAATTTTGATATTGAAGTATCTACTAAAAATACATTACCTACTCACTATGAATCACAAAATACATTAAATCAATTATTATCTGGCTCATCATTACAAAACGTATTAAATTATTTAGGACAAGAATCTATTGAAATAAATGTAGATTATAACTATACAGATATAAATGGGTTTAGTGAATTCATTAGATTTGGTTCAGCACAAGCAAGAATAAATAATTTCTATTATAAAGTACAACAAATAGAAAATTATAATAATTTTATCACAGCGTATTCAGCAAGTGCTGCTACTACTGCAAGTATACAAAACCAAATTAATCAATATTCATCTAGTATAAACAACTATGTGATTAACTTTGATGGATTTGAAAGTTATATGTATTTTCAATCAGGCTCAGGTGCTTGGCCTAAATCTAATTCTACAGCTCCTTATAATTTACAATCAACAGGTTCATCAGCTTCTATAACTTGGTATAACAATATATTAAATGCTGCTATATTATATGATAATAATAATTTAGATAATTTAATTTATTTAATTCCTGAATATATTAGAATTGATAGTAATAATGCCCCATATTTAACATTTATCAATATGATAGGTCATTATTTTGATAATATATGGATTTATTTAAAATCAGTTACTGATATAAATGTAAGCTATAATAATTTAAGTCAAGGTATATCTAGTGATTTAGTATATTATGCTTTACAAGATTTAGGTGTTAAAATATATAACAGTAATGAAGATGATAGTTTATATGATTATATAATAGGTGATAATCAAATACCAACTAAAGATTTATTAGCTGAGTTGTATAAACGTATATATCACAATATTCCTTTATTATTTAAAGGTAAAGGTTCTAGACGCGGTTTACAAGAATTAATTACTACTTTTGGTATAACAGGTAGTATACTAGGTATTAAAGAATATGGTGGTAATTCGAATACAAATGCTGCTTTATTAGATTATAGTACTAATAAAGTAAGAATAGTAAATAATTCAATATATTCATCTAGTTATAATAACACAACAGGTAGTATATTATCTCCTATATTATCATTAGCAACAGATAACACATATACTAATTATAAAATTGATAATAATAGAATAGATGTTTCATTTTCTCCATATAATCAAATAGATACAGCTATATCTAAATCTATAGCAAGTATGTATCCTACTTTTAGTATAGATGATTATATTGGAGACCCACGTAATGCATATTCA